TGACAGGCTTTCGAACATGCATCGTGTTAATGTGTTTTGGGCCGTGGCTCGTCCCCTTATCGCCTCGGGGATGATTTCAAAACCGGATATAGATAAGGCAACTGGTCCGACGGAGGTTACAGAGAACTTCTCGGTAAGTTATCAAGAGGCAGCAGAGCGTATGCGGGATACTTCCTTCATGCCTCCTGTGGGTAAATGGTTCGCAAAAGCGGTGTTTTCAACCGCCTACTCCTTGTTCCCAGACAGTGTGCCTACCACCCAGCTTAAATTATTATGGTCGGATATTTCTGGCTTTGTGAAGTTCGGATCTTCTGGTGGGTATCCATCTCTTAAAAAGAAACGCGAACACGTCACGGAGATGGAAAGTTTCGTCGCTTCAGTAAGCGTATCTTCAGTATTTAAAGCCATACTTGATCCTTTTGTTACGTTCAATCGTACTCAGGCAAAAGATGACGGAACTTATGGAATCAGACAAGTTTACTGTCCGACATGGAAGGTGACTCTTCTAGAAATAATGTTTGGCGCTGAACTTACTAACCACTTTATGTCAAGCGATACTTCGCATCTCATACTTGGGAAGACACAGTTGCAGGTTAGTGAGAGGATGAAGCGATTAAAGCAATATCATAAGCTTTGCCTTGACTTTTCGAAATTTGATCAAACGGTAAACCCGTATGTCTTAATCACTGCATTTGATCTTATTTCGAAAGTGATCAATGTCGGTCGCTTTCATAACATATACTGGATGTTAGTGTCTCATATAGTATGTGGTTTGATTTATCACCCTTTTACTGGTTTCATTCACAGGACACGAGGGATGGTTTCTGGTAGTTACTTCACTAATCTCATCGATGGGGTCGCTAATTTACTTGTCACCTGATACGCTTTACACGCGAGCGGACAGGCTAGTAACGTCAGTATCTTAGTGCACGGTGACGATCTTGTAATTTGTAGCGATGTTCAGATTAACGCTGCAAAACTAGTCCCTTGAATTGAGAAGCTTGGGATGAAGATCAAAGTGGGGTCTGAGCACTACTATCCAAGCGGAGAAGACAAAGTTCATTTTATTGGGAGTGAATGAGTGGAAGGACAACCTGAACGTTCGATACTTCGAATGTGTCTTTCTGCCGTTCATCTGAAAAGCAGATGACCGGTTTCTGAAGTTGGTCAAGACAACTTAGTTGAAGGTAGATTGTATACCGTTTTCGGTTACGACAGACGCTTACCTGCCTTTTGGTCTCGATGAAATCTGAAGACATATATCGGTCGTAAAATGTTTATCTTTAACGAAGCTCTTTCTTGGGAAAGAAGAGTTCTCGGGAGACAAACTCAACAGCTCGGTTCTTGAGTAACTGGCGTTGAGGAACCTTGGAAAGAGAGATAACCTTAAACACTAGCGATGGACCGCTAGTGTTTAAAGTCTTAAATGACTA